GCAAGCCCTTATTACGGTTTGATTCAACCGTTGCGCAAGATCACCATTACTGCCACAGATCCAGCAACCGGCATCGTGTGGGCAATGTTTGCGGGTTACACCACCGGATTTAATTATCAACAAAGCCGTGATGTTGGAATCGTCAGTACGACCACGATCACAGCCGTTGATGGATTTAGACTTGCCAACCTTGCCACCCTGACAACTGTTGCAGGATCATCAGCCGGTGATTTAGCAAGCACTCGCATAAGTCAGATTTTGGATGCCATTGCGTGGCCATCCTCAATGCGTGATATAGATACAGCTGCAACCACAGTTCAGGCAAATCCAACAACCTCAGCCACAGCCCTTGTAAAATTACAACAATGCACAGATTCAGAATATGGCGCACTTTATATTGATGCCAGCGGCAATATGGTATTTCAAAACAGAGCATTCACTTCATCCAGTATTGGCGCAACACCAACGGTGTTTGCAGATGATGGAAGTGGGATTCCTTATTCACAGGTTAAGTTCTTATTTAACGATGATTTGGTTTACAACTCTGGAAGCGTTACGCGAATTGGTGGCACTGCTCAAACAGCCGAAAATGCTGACAGCATTGCCCTTTATTTCAAGCATTCATATAATCGCACGGATCTTATTATGCAGACCGATGCGGTGGCACTCGATTATGTCAGGGCTTATATTGCCTCACGCCAAGCAACGGGAGTGCGTACGGATATGTTGAGCCTAAATCTAAACACCACCAGCACAGCCGGTGTGACAGCTGCATTGCAGTTGGACTATTTTGACCCGATCACCGTAAAGAGCACCCAGCCAGCAGCTACGGGAACCAGCACTTTAGACAAAACTTTGCAGATCTTTGGGGTGTCACACAATGTCACGCCAAACACTTGGGTGACTACCTTTACAACTCTTGAGCCAATAATTGATGCGTTCATAATTGGGTCAAGTCAATACGGGATTTTAGGCACTTCCGTACTATCATACTAAACAGAAAGCAGGTGTACCATCGCAACAGGATTCCCAGCCATAACCGGTGATTTGCTCAGTGCAGCAATGTACAACGGGCTAGTTACTTACACAATCAACACTCAGACCGGCACTACCTACACACTTGCAAGCACTGATCAATATCAGGCATTGGTAATTGGATCAAACGCTGCTGCAAAAACTTTTAGCATTCCAACAAATGCCGTAACTGCATTTGCGGTGGGCAGTGCAATCACAATCTTAAACACGGGTGCGGCGGCATTAACAATTCAAGCCGTTTCCAGCGGCACAACCACAGTAACCAGTGCTGGTGCCACAAGTGCAGCACCAACAGTTGCTCAATATAAAGCAGCGGTATGCATTAAAACTGCAACCGATGCTTGGACAGTTGTTGGAGCAGTTGCATAATGATTGGAAACATTGCAGCAGGTATTACAGGTAGAACAGCCCCATCAAGTCCCTCAACGGTTGAGTATTTAGTTATTGCAGGCGGCGGCTCTGGTGGTCATAATTACAGCGGCGGCGGCGGTGCTGGTGGCTATAGAACTTCTTCAAGTTTTGCGGTTACTGGCGGCGTTGCTTTAACTGTAACAATAGGCGCTGGGGGGGCTTCCGTAGCAGATGGGGTAAATGGCAATCCGGGCACTAATAGTGTTTTTAGTTCTATCACGAGCACAGGTGGCGGGTATGGCGGTTATGGAACCACAGGTTCACCGGCAGATGGTGGAACTGGTGGAAGCGGTGGCGGTGCTGGTGGAACCGGTAGCGGTTCAGTTTCTAAAACCGGCGGAACGGCAACTGCTTCACCTTCACAGGGTAATGCTGGCGGTAATACTAGCGGAACTGCCCCGGGTGGCGGCGGCGGTGGCGGTGCTGGTGCCGTTGGTGCAAATGCTTCAACAACTTCTGTTGCTGCAGATGGTGGAACAGGTTTAGCCTCATCCATTACCGGTTCATCAGTAACCCGAGCGGGAGGCGGTGGCGGCGGTGGATTTACTACAAAGGGATTAGGTGGAAGCGGCGGCGGTGGTAATGGTGGACAATATACTGGAAGCGTAGAGCCTACTGCTGGGACGGTAAATACAGGCGGTGGAGGTGGTGCAGGCAGACCAGGTGGCGTAGGAGTTAGCGGTGCTGGTGGTTCTGGAATAGTTATTATTGCTTTTCCTGATACTTTTAAAGCAGCAACCCTTACAAATTTAACATATACCGAGCCAACTCGAAGTGGTTACAGAGTCTACTCTATTACTGCTTCCTCTAGTGGAACGATAACTTTCTAATGGCTCATCACGCAAAAATAGAAAACGGAATTGTTACTCAAGTGATTGTTACTTGTGATGAGGATGAGGATACTTTTGCAGATCGTATGCTTGCAGAAACCGGCGAACAATGGGTGAGGACAAGTTACAACGGGCGCATACGGTACAACTTTGCAGGTATTGGCTATGTTTATGATTCAATACGCGATGCCTTTATACCTCCTAAGTGCCACGATGGAGCAACAGTAAATGAAATAAACTGCCTATGGGATTGCAGCAATGCCGACCACAACTCTGAAATCTGATAACGGTTGGCCAGCAAGCAAAGATCCTGCTGAGATTGGCATAAAATCCTACGCAGTAAAAGGCACCAAAATCAAATTAAGATGCGCTGAAAAAGTTGCACCTTTGCTAACTGAATTTGCAGCTGAGTTTCACGCGACTATTGAGCCTATTGATGAAGGCACCCTTGACGATTGGGGGTACTGTTTTAGAATGGTCAGAGGCCGTGAGGATAGGCTGAGCAATCACAGTAGCGGTACGGCAATTGATCTAAACGCATCCAAACATCAACTGGGTGCAGAAAATACATTTACACCTGAAAAGACTTTGGCAGTGCTTGCACTAGCTGCTAAATACGGGCTTAAGTCAGGAATAACTTACAAACTGAGAAAAGACCCGATGCATTTTGAAGTTTGCCTGACCCCTAAACAGGCAAAAGAGCGCATCACTGCGCTTGGATTGGAGCAGTAAATGGCAGTACAAATCAAAGCTGCGTGCGGTACCTATATCCGTGCGTTGTTGACCATCTTGCTTACCTTGATGGCCACAATCGGAGGATCACCGCTGGACTTTACCAGCGCGGATTGGCGAATGCTTGCCAATGGACTTTGGGCATCTCTTTTGCCCGTGATTATGCGTGCCTTGAGCAGCACGGATGATAAATATGGGAGAGCATCAAAAGAGTAGAGCCCGACACGCGGGGCAGGTGTTGCGCAATGTCTGCCCCTAGTGTCACACTAATGGTCCGGACTAGGAAAGGACTAGAAATGACAACTTCAATAACTATAAAGATGACACCTCAAGACTTTGATCTGCTCTCAGATATGCAGATGGAGTGGGGCGATAAGGGCTGGATGGCTCAGGTCAATGAAGGCCGATTTGAAGACACCGAGGTTGCACTCTTGGCTGAGCCAATGAAGTGGGCCTACTGGTTTGATAACCCTCTCAGCTGCATCTTGGCTAAGAGTTATCTTGCATCTAACAAACTAGGCTTTTTTGCGACCTACGATCTAGCCTCAGAATCTTGGGTTATATTTACTGACTATGCAACCCGCGTGGATGCTTAAGGTGGCCGCCAATACGGCATTTGCCGTGATGGTAGCGATGTACATTGCCATTTGCTTTGGATGCGTACTTATCGGATATGCGATAGGGCACCGTGACGGCAAACACATAGGATACAAACGAGGCCGTGCGATCGGATACTCAAAGGCCAAACAAGATTGGAACCTAGCCAATGGCATTTGATTTGAGTGATTACCAGCCGGTTGATGAGCGCATTGCATTATTCTGGGTGAAGTATCCCGAAGGCAGGATTGACACTGAGTTGGTCCACAATGACGGCAAATGCTTTATTATCAAAGCCACGGCTTACCGAAACGATGGCACGATTATTGCCATTGACTACGCGCAAGAGATCATTTCAGATCGCGGTGTAAATGCCAATTTTGCCCTTGAGAATTGTGCCACTTCGGCAATCGGTCGAGTTTTAGCCACGGCCGGTTTCCAAGCCAAGATTGGCAAACGCCCCTCGCGTGAAGAGATGGCTAAGGTGCAACGGGTTGCAGCTGGTGATCCAGTGCCCAATGATGATCTTTGGAATAAGCCGGCTGATCCAGACTTGGCCACCGCAATGCAGGTCCTCAGCAGCATTGCCACACCTCTGGAGCGCGAGCCAAATCAGCGTGCGCATCCCTGCAAACACGGCACCAGAGCCCACAAAGAGGGCACCAGTGCAGCGGGCAAGAAGTGGGAAGGTTATTTCTGCGAGGCAACGCCTAAGAGTCAACAGTGCGCCCCAGTGGGGATGGATGGCAAAGAGTGGGTGAAGCGTGGGTGATCTAGAGATTTACTTTCCAGACAAGACCGCACTGCACTTCACCAGCACCGGCGTTAGTGATCACGATTCTGAAGTTTGCGATGGATGCAACACTCGCCAATTCACTACCGGTGGCATTATGAGTGACCAGATATTCGTTTGCTCACGGTGTCGAGCGATTGATCGCAATGAATGAGATGCAATTATTTCTCTACCTAAAGAATCGCTACATTCCTGATCTACTGATGCAGGCTGATCCAGTTGCACGCTTTGATTGTGAGAGTGAGCAGCTAGGGGTTTACATTGAACTCAAGTGCCGTGACACTCATTATGATGAATTGATGATCGAGCGCGACAAATATCACGCCGTAACCCAACAGGCTTGGAACGCTGGAAAGACCGCGCTTTACATTTGCTCCACACCCAAAGGGATTTGGTCATTTAACTTAAACAAACTCACAATGCCAGCGTGGTTTTACTTTGATGGATTGCCTGCAACTACCGAGTTTGCTAACACTGACACAGTAACGAAGGTTGTAGGATTCTTGCATATCAGGCGCGGTAAAAGGATCGGTGCCTATGGAGCAAGATGATCTGCTGGACTTCCCATTTGATGATATTCCACTGGCCAAGACCAGTGACGATTACTACACGCCCAAGTGGGTATTTGATGCACTTGGCTTAGAGTATGACTTCGATGTGGCCAGCCCAGTGGGTGGAATCTCTTGGATACCGGCTAAGAAATACTTTACACAGTATGACGATGGCCTAGCGCAAGACTGGGCAGGCAAGCGTGTCTGGATGAATCCACCTTACTCAAAGCCTGCACCTTGGATAGATAAGTGGCTGGACAATGCAAATGGTATCTGCCTAGTAGCTGCAAGTCGAAGCAAGCCTTTTACCAAGTTGTGGGAAGGCTGCGATGGGATTGCCTTTATGCCTGCCAACCTAAAGTTCGTGAGTGGAATGGGCAAAGAGGCTGGGATCTATATGCCTACCGTGATTGCTGCAATAGGGGCTGAGAACTTAGCTGCACTTAAATCCAGTGGGATTGGATATGTAAGATGATTGATGGCATAAGGTACTTCAAATGCCGAGGCGTATGCCAAGGCCCTGCACCATTTAGCACATACACCTGCTACGACCTGCCAGAGGGCTTGTCAATGATCCAATGCCTCGATTGCCTATTTGTCACAGTGGCAATGGATGAACAAGCCTTAAAACGCAAACCACGCACTTTGGAAGGGGAGTTTAAGTAATGGATCAAACAATTAGCAGATGCACTGGATGTGGGCAATGGTTAGAAGCGACACACCGAGATTGCCCAACCTGCCTATTGTGGCTAAGTCGTAGGGTGTAACATCTTGCATCCAACTCAACTGCGTGAGGATAAACAGCAGGGCGCACTGACAGTGCGTTGTAGCCCGTCTGAGGGGCAACCTTTGGCCTGCCCTAGTCAATGGCCATCCCTCTCATTGGGGGGGTCTGGGGGGGCAATAAGGCTGGTGTTATGCCTTACGCTTTGTCTTGTAGCTGCACAACCAGCAAAGGCTCAGGATCAACAGACTTGGGAAGTGCACCTGTTAAAGATCACCAAAGACTACGAAGAGTACAAATGCGTTAAAAAACTAATATTCAAAGAATCATCAAACAATCCTAAAGCGGTGAATGGTTCCCACTACGGCCTCGCGCAAGGTCGCACACGGTACTTGGCCACAGCCTCACCAACGGCGCAGATAACTTGGATGATGAAATACATTAGAGTGCGTTATCAAGACGGGTGCACTGCACTCAAGCACAGCAATCAAAGGGGCTGGTACTGATGGGCTTAGCACTTCAATCCACTGAGTGGAAACGAATAAGATTAGAGATTCTTCAAAGAGATCAGTACACCTGCTATATGTGCGGAGATACTGCAAATGAAATTGACCATATACATCCTAGATCGAGGGGTGGAAGCGATGAGCCTGAGAACTTGGCAGCTGCGTGCCGTCGTTGCAATAATGCTAAGAGTGGGAAGGTTGCTAAACCGGTTTTTTTGAGCACAACTCCTAC